GAGCGCTTATTCATAGCTTTCCACATCTGCCAACCGATAGCACAATCTTCCTCACCCTCTACAATAATTAGTGTGTGACGCTTCCCAGTACAGAGGTGCCATCCAAACAAGTCAGTGCCCTTGATTGTACCAATATCTGTGTCCCACACTTTCGGCAGTTGCCTGTTTTTAAACCCATACGGTGTATCTTCTACGTAGTAAGGGTAGTATCGTGCAATAGGTGTTGCATTGGTTGGGTTTATTTCTGTCCGTATACCAAAGTGTCGATCTGTCTCAGGTGTAATACCACGATGTCGGTCACCAATGTATCCAAGGTGATCCATATCTTCCATGGTGAGCTTCTTTTTATACGGACCGGAGGTATTATGGTTTTGGTATGTTCGTCTTTGTGACGCAACTGTGCCAGCAGAAAACCCATCAACACTCTCCTTACTGAATGACTTATCACATCGCTGGCAATAACCATTCCCTGATGAGAATACCATTAGGTGGTTTCCAGAACTATCACCACCACCCTCTCTACACTTTGGGCATGGCATATTCTTTACAATCTCACCACGTTGTTTTCTTGATGACCTCCTAGTTCTTCGAGAGGCTTGAGACGGGGTTAATTTGGTTTCATCCCCAGTGCTTATGAGCATACAATTCCTCCCTCAGTTAGGTTAATTAGGTTGGTTTATTCCATCGTCTTAGGGACACTTAAGGAATATCATTATAAATCAATAACATACATCACCTGTTATTTTAGTGGATTCACCTAACTGCACACTTAATAGTTTATACCTTTATAGCTGTGAATAAAATATCAATTATATTTGACAAAGGTATATAGTTAGTACATAATCCTCCCATCGAATTAGAGGGAGTATATTAAACATGCGAGATATTCAATTAGCCAGAGAGAAGCAAGATATGCAGCGAACATCATTAGCTGATACACTTGAACTTCTTGGGGAGAATGAGTCTTGTGATTTGCTGGTTAACCTTATTTCTGAAACATCAACACGTATTGAGTTGTATATAACAGCTACTGAAAGACAGAGAGCACCATTCTTTAAGCTGACCAAAGGGTTGTCAGTTGATGAGGTTGCAGCTATTGGTGTCAAGTCTGTGGTTGGTTACCTATCTCAGTCTGGTGAGTCATCAGTTGTTTCTGTTGCAGCAGTTGCAGGTGCTGGGTTGCTCCTTGCAAATGAACGGGCTGAAGATGTACACAGTGCTGATGAGTCAATACTTAAGTTAAAAGTTGCAGCAGGTATTAAGCTCGTTGATCTTGTCCTTCTTGCACTACCTAAGTTATTCCGTGTTAGTCTGAAAAGGGAGTCAAAGACAAAGACAACCCATATGATTTCACCAACCAAGGCTTTTGAGAAGATGGTTGAGGATAACCATGCTATGTTCAATATCATAAGACCACGCATGATGCCTATGGTGCACAAGCCAGATGGGTGGGCAGCTATGTCTGGTGGTGGGTACCTATCTAAGCAGGCTAAAAAGTTCAAGCCTCTAGTGAAACGACTCCCAGATCACATAGAGCCAAGAGGTGATACCCTGTATTCTGGCCTTAACCAAATCCAGAATACACCGTATCGTGTTAATAAGTTTATCTTTGGAGTGTGTACCCAGTTAAAGGGTATCAGACCGAAGGAGCTTGAAAAGGTTTTTATGGTTGAAAAGGGTGAGTTCGATGAGCCATGCCCTGTTGACCGAGAAGCTGATGCATACCTCTGGGAGAAAGTGGAGGGGGTTAAGGTTAACAAGAAGACTGGAAAAGAGACGGTCACTGATGTTATGGTACATCAGGATGATGATTCTGTAGCAAAGAGAAAGGCATTCTTTCGGTGGAAGGATAAGAAAAATCTCCACCTAAAAGAGGTTGAGGGTAAGAAATCTCTTGATCGTTCATACCAGACCATGTTAGACGTTGTGGAAGAGGTACAACACTTTGATGAGTTGTTCTGGCCACCATCACTCGACACCCGTTGTCGTGTATACCCATCAGCTATGACTGGTATAAACTTACAGGGTTCTGATTTCCAGAAGGCTGTTGTTGAGTTCGCTGTCTCCCTTCCTATTGGAAGTGCTGATGGTGTGTACGCTATACAGAAGGCTGTGTGTAACCACTGGGGTAAAGATTCTGGTGATGGTGTAAAGACTGATAAGCTTAGAAGGGGGAAGGGTGCTGAGTGGGTTGAACGAGAGACACAGTGGATGCGTGAGTGTGTATTAGACCCAATAAACAATAAGGAATGGATGAGCGCATCAAAACCGTTTCAGTTCCTTGTTGCGATCAAAGAGTGGGTTGATTGGTTATCATATAAGGAGTCTCACGGTGAGGGGGATTTTGATTTCCTACACCGACTGTGTGACCAGAATGATGCTTCTTGTTCTGGAGCACAAATACTCTCAGCAATCACACTTGATGAAATTGGTGCGATGCACACAAACTTGCTAGACGGGGATGTACAGGATCTCTACATGGCATGTGCCGCAGAGGTAATACGCTCGTTGATAGAAACATTTGATCAGCCACTATCTCAGGACTGGCTTGGTCGGGTAGATATAATTGGTGCCATAAACCGTGTGTTGGCCGATGAACAGGAGGACATCCTCTCTAATACATCTCAGGACATTATCCGTGAACTTGGGGCTACTGGTGTGGATGTTGAGGATATATTCCTTAGCGTGTACCTGAGGCTCTCTGAGGTGGAACAACATCGGTATTGTTTGGTTATCCGTGACTTGGTAAAAAAGCCTGTAATGGTGAAGTTCTATTCAGGTACAAGATACGGAAATATAAAACACTGTGGTGAGCGTATCGTGAAGTGGGGTTGGGAAGATATGTTTCGTGATGGAGACGTATCACCATCAACACTAATGGGTGGCCTTATTTATGACTCTATCAACAATGTGATCCGTGGTGCTGGGCTTGTGATGGAATACTTTGTCTACGTAGCTGGTGTGCTTGGTAGCTACAATCTACCTGTTAAGTGGGAGACACCCATTGGTTTTCATGTTACTATGAGTAAACCTAAGGAAAAGGCACTGTTGCTTCGTGTTCCATTCGGTGCTAGTGGTGAGATAAAGAAATTCACGGTGTTAGTACCAAAGTTGGTGAAGGACCATAAGGGTCGGTTAATCCCTGAACTTGATATAGCCAAGATGAAGTCAGGCGTTGCTCCTGATATCGTCCACAGTTTTGATGCATCTGTTATTGTATCTGTGTCAGCACGGTGTAAGACTGAAGGTATTGATAATCTGTGGATGGTACATGATTCTCTGGGGGCACATTGTTGCCACTCAGTATTATTCAACAGGATTATACGTGAGGAGTTTATCTCCCTATTTGGTGGCCCTGTGTTACAGAATCTCTACCTAGGTTTTAGGTCACAACTTGAAACCCATTTGGTAGATGTGTTTGGTGATGACTTCCATGTTGACATGCTTGGAGAGTTGATGTCCCCAGAGGAGTTTGGGATTAAGAGAGGTAAGTGGAACCCTGATGAAATGTTAAATTCAGAATTTTGTTTTAAATAAGCCGTGTAGTTGGGTTGACTTAACAACCCAACTGCTATAAGATACACCCAACTTAACTTAGAGGTACCAATCCGAATGACTAAAACAACAACAACCAATGAAACAGCATTTCCGAATAAACTTGTATGGACACCAGCTGAGATGCTTGAAGCGAACTTCATGTTCCCTGTAGATATCCCAGATGTTGGCCAGTTTGTTAAGAAAGAACAATATGTTTCACTATCAGATCTTGAAAGTGATAATGATGAATCCTTCTGTGCTGTAATTCAACAAATGTTGGCACCATGTCAACCGCTTAATAATGAAGAGCGTTCAGGTCTTGTATCATCGGTACATAGTGGAAATCGCCTGCGAGTGTTGTTCCACACACTTCAGGTTATTGAGCGAACATCTGAAGCGTTGAATGCAACGCAAACTGTGGTTGCTATTGATGAGAAAGATAAGGAAACACATGATGGTCGTGGTTTCAGTTTCCAAGAGAATACCCTTGAAAAAATGGATAACCAAATCACCTCATATACTGATAGCAACCTTGCATTAAACAAGCCAACCAAATAGGCTAGATGTGTGGTGGTTTTTGGTTAAAAATATGACCTTAAATCACCACCTCACTATTCGCACTTTTGGAGTGACGTAAGTTATTGATTTAATTATAAATAGAATATCCAACTTAACTGTGCAACTTTCAGTACAAAAACCTCCAAACCCTTGCCTGTCCTACGTGTAGATTTTCTAACACCAAACAACCACTAACCACTAAAGACACCACGCAGATATTACATACACTACTATAGTAAGTAGTGTGGGTCATTTGTATTGTATCGTTGATACGTTATATCGACCCGTGATTAGTAGTATATGATCTTAGTGAATGTCTGATTTAAATAACACAACTATCCTGTCTAACTGTTACACCTAACTATCATCACATCACAATACATCTACCTAATACTTGGTTGTCATATCCACATATCATTATTAACTAATTTATCCAGTAAAAGATCTAAGATCAAAAGATCTAAGATCTTATAGATCTTGTGGTAGTACCGCTATCTACACTATCATTTATACAGGATATGCATAGAATCAATAGGTGATTTATAGGACAAAACTCCATATATGTAACACACTGTTTTATATGGATATTCCTTAAGTGTCCCTAAGACGATGGAGATTACAAAAGTTATACTGGCAAATAAGCCATATGCTGGTCACTTTTATCCATCACACAGATATATGTGCAAACCACCCTAAGAGGAGGAAACACAACATATTCTGAATGGTTATACCCTTTGCCCTTGGAAACACTTCATAGACTCTCAGCTAGAGTCTCACAAATATGAAATCATGGAGTGTACTGAGTCGGGGTAGTGTAGCTCTCTACATTAAAATGCTCCTTGTTGCTTATGCCGAGGAGCTAATTTATATAATAGTGCACCCCTTACACAAATAGTTAATAACAAAGTAATGGGTGCACAACCTTTCTGGGGGAAGTATGACGGAAAAGACAAACACCTCCAAGAGAGGACTAGCAAGTATGTCACCTGAAAAGGCTGAAGCTGCTAGAGCGAAGTCCTTAGAGACTCGTAGAAGTAACAAGAAGCTTAAGGAAGAAAAACTTGATAAGGCTAAGGAGTTGAGGAAACAGGCATCAGCATTCATGGCTCGTGCAGAGAAGCTCAACACGGAAGCTGATGATCTAGATGGTCAATGCTCGTCTGAAAAAACAAAGAAGTTGAAGGCAGCAGAGATTAGTGAAGATATCACGAGTACTTATAAAGACTCGGTTAGTCCACAATACCTAAAGCAGATGATTGCGTATGCTATCAACCGTGGATTATATGCCCACCAAATGACTACACCAACATACATTGCAATGGATATCATCAACAGTGCTGACTCATCTAAAAAAGAGAAGCAAGAGGCGATGAAGACACTAGCACAAATCGAAATCTCAAAACCACGAATGGTGGAAGAGGAAGCTAGTGATTATGTTGGATCAGTTGAAGAAGAAATGCAGGCACTAATGTCAACGCTTAGTAATGTTTCACCTAAGCGATAGGGGGGTACATGTCAAGAACATACACACACCCGTATACCCTAAAACAGGCTAGGTGGATTCGTAAGAATCTCATAATGGAACCTGATAATGAGAAGAGGGCTGAGTTCCTTGGAAAACTAGAAGGTGCATTCCCAGATAGATATGCAGAGATCCTCCGGTACATAGGACAAGACTATCGTGTAATGATCAGAGATGACCAGTTGTGGGATGATTTTGACTCTCCAGACTGGAATGGTGCAATCTGGTGTTGTGGTCGTGCTTATGGTAAGACATGGGCAGGGGCACCAGCAGCCATTGAGTTTGCAATGCAACACCCTGATTGTCGTATTGGACTACTGGCACCAACATTTGGTATGGGCCGGACAAATATGGTTGAGGGTGCCTCTGGTATCATGCAACTATCACCACGTGGATTTAAGCCAAAGTATAATAAGTCGGAAGGCTCACTTACTTGGCCAAATGGTGCAACTGCAAAATTATTCTCCTCAGAGAATGGTGATAGGGTACGTGGTGAGAACTTCCATTATGTTTGGGCTGATGAGTTCTGCTTCTTCAAGTTTACTGGAGGGGATGATGACATTTGGAAGATGACAAAGATGGCATTACGTGCTGGAAAGCACCCAAAGTACACCATCACGACATCACCAAAACCGATCAGAACACTAAAAGAATTACACACACAATCGAAGAAAGATGGTAGTAAGATACGTTTCCACACAGGAACAACGTTTGACAACTATGCACTTCCACAATCATTTATTGATGATGTGAAACTTGGTGAGGGTACAACACTCTACAACCAAGAAGTTTTAGGGATGATCCTTGATGAAAACCTAGGAGCAATATTCTCACTAGAAGATATCAAGCGGGTTGAGCTAGACACGTTTGACCAAGACCCTGATGAGTACAACCTCAGAATGAGAAAGCTCATTGATAGTATGGACCAAATTGTAATCAGTGTAGATCCCAACGTTGTTGAGGATATCAATTCTGATGAGACAGGTATCTGTGTTGCTGGAAGGCGTGGGGATAAGGGGTTTGTTTTCAAGGATGCATCTCGTAGAGGAAAGATCTCAGAGATATACGAAAAAATTGTGAAGCTCTATCACCAGTATCGAGCAGAATGTCTCGTAGTTGAAACCAACAATGGTGGTGACTTTATCCCAGCAGCTATCTTTAACATAGACCCAATGGTTGTTGTTAAGAAGGTGTGGGCATCTCGTGGCAAGAAAGCAAGGGCAGAGCCAATAGGTTTACTGTATGAACGTGGAAGAATCTACCACGTTGGAATACATAGAGATCTAGAGGCACAGATGTGTGAGTATAACCCGCAGGTTCACAAAAAGTCTCCAGATAGAATGGATGCACTTGTGTGGGCAATAACATACCTCTTCCCTTCAAGCTCTCGTGGGCTATTTGATGAGACAGGTGTTCCAGAAGCATTTACCTCACCAACATCAGAAAAGAAGGCTGTACTTACAGACCTATATGCTGACCTTGTAGAGGATGCAGAAGGGGCTTACAACATGTATTCGATTGATGTAGAGATTGAAGATGAATTTGATATCTACATTTGATTATGTGGTGGTTGAGGCATCCACACGTTAAATAGGCAAACCTCTGGGGCTTGATGGTGGTGATGCCCATCAAGTCCGGCTCGATAAGGATCGACAAATCACCAGATAGAGAAAAGGTGCTCTGTATTAAATAAATGCCAAACAAACAAACAATGGGAGGAGTAATGCCAGAAAATCCGTTAGACCCACTCATCAAAGCTCCCGAACTGAAACAGGGTGACACACCTACAGATGTGGGTGAATCAGATGGGTACGTAGATTATACACTGTACTTAGATGAACGTCAGGTACTACCAAACCTTAAGTCAATCAGTGGAAAGGTGAACACATTTAATCAGATGAAAACCAACTCAACAATAAGTGGTATTCTTCTTGCATTTAAATCTTTGTGCCAAACACCACGAATAACGATCAAGGAAAATCCATTAGACCCAAATAGAGGTAGGGCAGAAAAGCGTGCAATCTTCTTGAGAGAATGTGTTGCTGATATGCAGACACCTATGAGCGATGTGATTGGAGAGATCCTTGATATGATTGACATGGGTTTCAAGATTATGGTGCCGCAGTTCAAAGCAAGAACAGGGTATGATACCGACCCGCATTTCCATAGCAAATATCATGATGGTAAAATTGGTTGGAGAAGCTTTCTTCCAATCGACCCAACCACGATTGAAAAATGGAATACACCAGCTGGGATGGGCTATCTAGGTTTGACTGGTATTACCCAACGTGTAAGACGAAATGGGGCAGAGATTAAGATACCACGAAATCGCATGCTTCTATTCCGAACAGTTGCATCTAATAATGACCCAACAGGTAAATCCATACTTGAGGGTGCCTATCTCGACTGGGTTGACCTCGTTGATGCAAATAAGATCCAGATGACTGGACTAAGGCGTAGTTTAGAAGGTATCCCGTTTGCACGTATCGATTCCAAAATGGCTGCATCAGCACAAACAAATAAGGCACATCGATCTGCAATCCTTTCAGCAAAAACAGCTGTAAAGAATTTAGATGCAAGACGTGATACAGCATTCGTGTTGCCATCAGATAGAGATGAGCATGGAAATTTGTTGGTTGAAGTAGGTATGATGGGTTCCCAAGAGGGTGGTGGTAATACCCGAATCCAAGATGCTCAAGTGGTTATTGACCAGAAAGAACAAACTATTGCACGGTCAATGCTTGCACAGTTCATGACTTTGAAAGGTAAGGGTGGTTCCTATGCTCTCTCTAAAACACAGTCAGAGGTTTTCATCAACTCACTTCGTGGCTATATTACCCAAATTGAAGGCATACTAAATGGTGAGGGAATCCCCCGACTATTCCCGGCCAACGGTGAGGGTTCTAAAGCCAATGATCACTACCTACCAACCATCGAGTTTACAGAGTTCATAAAGGACGATGTAACAGAGTTCTTCAGTTCATTACAGAAGGCAGTAGAGATTGGTGTAT